CTCATCCTCATCCTCTTCTGCTTCTGGTTCGAGATCAGCGAATTTTGCTCGCAAATCGTCGTTGAGAATGTCCCAATTCTTTGCAATCACTGCCTTTTCGTCGTCGTTCAACTCTTCGGCCTTTTTTGCAAGGGCCTGTTTAAGCTTGTTCATTGTTTTTAGATTTACCTTTTTGTAAATGTCGCATCAGTCGGTTAATCTGACTGACCGGAATCGTTTTTTTACCGTCTGCACTCGACCGTTGCGGACTGGTTTTGGCCGCGTCTAGGCGATTTCCTAGCTCCTTGACTGCGGCTTGTATCGTACCGTTATCGGAACCTAACAGGACTTCCAACGCTTTGGCCGCGTCTACTACCGTCGGGGCTGGTGCCGCTACGGGTTCAACGACCGGCGTAACCTTTTCGTCACCAGGAAGCGGTGCGGCCGCCTGGATTTCCTCTTCCGTTTTCTCAATCTCCGCGATCTCATCCCCACGATCATCCGCCTTGTGCAAGATGTTTTCGTTAAAGGTCTTGGTACGCGTCGCACGCTTTTCCAGCGCGGACACATCCAGCCCCTTTGACTTGGCGAGTGCCAGGGCATTGGCCGGAATGTTCACACAGGAAACTTCGTACAGCGTGTTTTCAAGCAAGATTATCTGGTCGTTGGCTTCGTCAAACTGCCACTTGTCGTTCATGAATCCCACGCTGATCGCGCGGACGTATCCGCCAGCGTAGAGATTGTAAATGGTCTTCGCAAAATCGTACTCGGCGGCGGCGAACTGGATTGTTCCTTCAAGGTTGCCGTCAACGAACGCGATATCCACGACCTTACCAATGGCGGGTTGCAAGTCATCGTGCGCCCACAGCACCACTGGATTTAAAAGGAACTCGTTTAGCTTCCATCCACGCTGGTCAACGATCTCGCCGTGTCGGTCTTCCATCGGCGTGGAAAAAACCGCACGAATCTGATACAAGGCCGCGTCAACGGTCTTGATGGTGAGATTTAGGGATGCGTATTTAGTTTTCATGTTAGGTTTATTGTAACATATCTTTTTAATTCCATTTCTTATTCAAGAAATGCTGGACCAAGCACGCATCTGCAGTTAACCGTTTCATCTGGATCACCACTGCCATCGCCTGGGTAAAGAAGTCCCATTGAAAACTTGTCATCCAACTTCACAATCTCGCCATTCGCAACGTTGTGAGAATCGCGCGTTCGGCTATCCGTCGTCGCAATCCATTCCTTTGCGTTCGCTACACCGCTTTGTTTGTACGCCTCAGTAAATCCAAGGTTGTTTGCGCTGGTTGCTTCGGTCCGCGCGATCATCTGGCTTCGGTAAAGCGGAAAATCATCAAATACCGCATCAACGCGGTCAACAAGCTGCTGGATCCCTTCATCACCGGCAATGCCGTCCGCCAGCGTGCGCGAAAGCTTTTCCAACGTGGTCTTTGTGGTTTCCGATCCGATGAACTTGCTGCGATTCTTCAGATAGTCCTGTACGCGCTCACTGGTTTCATCAAAGCTTTCTGCAGGTGCCACAAGCGCAAGCGCCTGTTGTCCGGCACTCTTCACAAAATCTTCAACGAACGGAAAAGAAAACGTTGCAACAAGTGGCGCTTCCTTTTTTGCCCAGCTTGCAACAGCAGCTTTCCAATCATCGGTCATCTTCATGCTCAAATCCTTCTTGTTCAGCTTCAGCGCCTTGAACAAACGGGCACGCTGCTCGCCTTGAACAAACGTATTCATGGCCTTTTCGAGCTGGGTACCACGCGCATCAATGCTTTTGTTTACCATGTCGCCGTATGCGCCTTTGATTTCGTCACGGATAATGGCAATTTTCTTTGGCGCGGAATCAGCTTTGATCTGCTCAGCGAGCGCCTCATACATCATCTTTTCAATCTTTGCTTTCTCTTTGAGGATCTTATAAGCCTTTGGCCGGCCACGGAAGATGTTTTTTGCGTTGTCTGCACGCTTTGAAGCCTTTGCATTCTGGGTTGCGGCTGGCATACCACCAACAGCGATCATGCCAATAGGCAAATACAGCGTGTTACCGCCCTGGATAGGTTCATCACCCCATTCCTCACGGGCTTCATTGATCAGCATCGTTCCGGAAGCAATACGCTTTGTTTGGATATCCGCCTTTTCAAGTTTGTTCGCCGGCACTGGATCCTGATATTGGATGAAGAATGTTTCTCCCCATTCCTCATAAATCAAATGTTCATTGAGCTTGTTTGTGGTTGCGTTAATCTCCGGAACAATCGTTTCGGAAAGGAAAATACGCATCCCCGTTTCAGCGTTCGCCAAATTCACGTCATCGGTAATGGCAACAATCACTTTCGGCACGCCCATCGCTACCAAAATATCATCACGGGTGAACCGCATGGATTCAATGTAATCCATTTCAGTCTGCGAAATGGAAACCCGCTGGTATTTCATGCCACCTTCCAGGAAGGCGCCCTTGCCGGCGTTCTTCTGGCTATCTCCACCACGGTGGCGCTTATCCCAAGCCTCGCGCATCTCTTCTTTCTGGTCCGCGCTGATCTTCTTTTCGCTCATCAGAACGAAATCAGGACGGGCGTTGTTCAAAAAGAAATTCTTTTGATACTTCGTGGCAAACTCTTCCGTATCAATTCGGGATTGTGCTGGCTGCAACGGCGAAAGCCCACCGAAATCCGAAAGCGGATCTGGGTAAGAATCATGGATGATATCGCGTGGGTCAAAAAGCACCGTTCCAGAATCGGTAGTGAATTCGTACCCCTTAATCACCGTTGATTTATCCAAAATGATCCGCATGTAATCCGGGCGAAGGTTCCACAACTCGCGCACAACACCATTTGCGTCGCGCACCTTCAAAATAAAGGCGTGCCCGGCAAGCTTCTTGTTGATGATAAAGCGCTGGAAGAACTCTTCTTTCGTCTGGAATGGGTTTGGACGGTACAGCAAATCAAGCGCCGGATGCACAAAAACCTGCTGTTTATCGCCAGCCTTGTTGATAATCTTGAACAATTCCCAATCAATGCTTGCGGTTTTCGTTGCAATCTTTGAAACACACGCGAACAAATACAGTGATTTTCCGTACTGGCTCAAACGCTTGCTTGTGCTCCATGGTGAATCACTGGAAATGAAGCTACGCAAAATCTCAGCACCACCGGTAATGTTCGGATAGTCAACAAACTTCCGGTTGATACCAAGGTTTAAAAGCTTTTCGCCAACCCACCCGGCTGAACGTTGAAGAATATTCATGTAGGTATAATATCACGATGAATTAAAATGATTCGTAAGAAGGCGTTGGGGCTTTCATCATTTGCAAGGCAATCGCGCGAGCAAAAACACGGTCATCATGTTTTCCCGCTGGATGTTCTGGCCGGTTTTTCTCATTGTACCGCATGTTACGCGCCTCTGATTCCGCATCCGCATTTGTTTCAATCAATTCTTCTTTGCGGTACGCCTCTTCCAAATCGCTGATCATCACTGGGCGCGTCGTCGCTGACGTTGACCACTCTTCAAATCCAACATCCAATTCCTCTAGCTTCCGGCACATGGCAACACCAACGCCCTGCTTTTCAACGCCAAGGCTGATATTGAATTGGTGCATGATATCCCGAACCTTACGCGCGAACACGTCAATCGGGTCATTGCTATGCATTTCAAAGATTGCCACCGCCTTTCCAGTCTTCTGGTTTGGCTCCAGGACGGCGAACGCATGGGAATCCCCCGTTTCGGTACCCTCGGCCGGGTCAAGCCCCGCATACAGCAATTTACGCTTCCCAGGCGCACCCATGAGGCGTTCGCGATCTTCCTGTTTCATCATCTCTGGGTTATCCAACGGGATCGCCAGGGTTGGATCAATGGTGATCTTCTTGAATACGCTACGCCCAGACTGCAGAAAGCATGTTTCGTCATCTTCCGGGTATTCCTGCCAAAACAAATCCCCCTTATCCCAAATTTTATAGCGCCGCCATTTCAATTGCCCGACCGTCAGCGCAATGCCATGTTCAAACAGCACGCGCTTGTATAACGCTTTCTCTTCCTCAGTCCAGTCCCATTCCTCATCTGGTATCAAAAACATCTCCTGAACGGTCACAGATAGCCCTAGGATCATTTCAATGGGCATCGTATCCGCTGAATACTCATTATCAATGAACCAAGGGATGAAAATGTTTGTATACGGGCTTTTCCCGGTCTTTGCCTTCCGCCATAGATCGTAAAACTGATCCCGACCGTTCGGTGTGGTTTCAATATCAATCTGGCCGTACTCGGCTGCCTCAGCTACACCGGCAAGGGTGTTTTCCAGGCTTGGATAAAACGCCGCTTCCGAAAGGTGTGCCCGGTCAATCGTATCCCCACGCCCGAAAGCCCGCTGGCCAGCCGTACCCACATAAAAGCTTGATCGCCGTTTCGGGAACGTCATGACGTTCTTGGAATCAATAAGCACTTCCGGCTTCACCGTGAGCGAATCAAGATAGTCCTTCACGGCTTGAAACAAACGTTGGGTCGCTTCCCGTTCATGCGAAATAACCACGGCTTGCGTGGTCTGCTGAATGCACTGCATGAATTGGTCAGCATCAATGATCTTGGTAAGTCCTTTCTGGCGGGCTTTCAAAATCAGGTTACGCCGCGTCCGACGATCCCAGTAATACTTCTGGGCTACGTTCAACTTGAACGGCACTAGAACCTTCTGCTTGTTCCGAATTCGTAGCAGTCCCTCGATCAATTCCAGTCTGGTCCGTGGCATTTGGTAGTGCGTTATCGTCGTCTAATAAATCCTCTAACGTGCGATCGCCAACGTGATGTTCCAACACCTGCTTCGCTTTGTACTGAGGAACGCGGCGATCCAGGTAAAACCGCACGCTTGGACCATCGCCAAGGCGACATGCTGCCAATAGCTGATCCTCGACCATGTGATGCTGTGATTGTTCGGCGTCTATGATCGCGGCTTTGAAAGCGGGATCTGTTTTCAGCCAGTCGTAATATGTCACGCGGGCAATACCGACTTGCTGACAAACAGCGGTTACAGTGCTCAGCGTTGCACCGTAAATTTTGATGAACATTTCTTTATTCCGCTTCGTGCTTTCCCATTCCGTTAAAATAGGCTCATTCTGTTTGGTCTGTAAGAAGTTATCAACGAAATCAACAGCCTCTTCCGGTGGTATTTGCTCCACCGTTATTCCGTTTTTACCGGCGGGGGAGTGCTTATCTTTGTTTTTTGGCCGTTTCATAAAATATGCAAATATGCCAGTAAAAAGCCCTCCCCCACCACTTCCCTACCCTCTCCGAAAGGGCTTTATGAGAAAAAACGCGCACCACCTCGGCGGGGAAGGGGATCACTCTATGAACACGCTTACGCTCAGATCAACGTAGGCAACTTTCCCAACCAGTATAGCAATGCTTCGTCTACCGTGTGGGTTTGTTGTCCAGCCTTGGGATGCATCAAGTCCGCCGATCGCCTTTTGAATTGCCTGTTTCAATTTCTGGGAAGGCTTTGGATTCGCTACCCATGGAACGGCGATCAAATCCAGATCGCGGCGCAACGAACCGTGAACCCCTATCGCATATCCGTAACGTCGCGCGACCTTGGTAATCAAGGGAACAATCCCCCGATAATACGATTCCAGTTTGTCAGCCTCAGTTTCGTAACACCAATGTTCCATCATAAGCCGTGTTGCCACACCTCCCCGGTCTTCCCATCAATCATCCAATCCCCTCGCCTTGGTTTCTTTTTTGGACGTGTTAAAAATTCTACTAGCTCCACCAATGCGCAAGCTCTCCGTTTTCGGCATTTCTTCCGCATATTACTTTGCGCCCCTTCGTCTGATCAAAGAAACAAGCGCTTCCGTTGGATACTCTGGTTTGGCTGGCGGCATGTGGAAGATCGCGAGCGTTAACACTGTTGCAAAAATGATGGTCATATTTTTAATGCACGCCGTGGCATTCATCGTCCATACCTTTCTCATCGGTCATGTGTTTCCCCAAAGTAGCTATCCTGGGGCAAAATGGCTTTCCACATTGATCACACATGTTCTTGGCTTCATACACTTCTATTGCTGGGCGAAGCCAATAAATCAGATCGTCGTTGGTTACTAGCTTTTTGCTATCGGTTATCCGGTCTTCATTCAGCCATTGGCGCAACATGCCTATGCGAATTTTAAGAAGCTCATTCATACCCCTATTTCACCTTCATAAAAATGCTGATCCCCCACAGCCACAAGAACCATGGCACCCATCGCGGCTTTGGCTTCATATGGTTGCCAAGCATCTGGCCGATCTCACGCGCCTGGTTGCGCATCTCTTTCCGGTAAATCTGGCGTGCCTTCTTTGCGAGTTTTGCCGATGAAGTCGTTTCATTCATAAATTTAATCCGTTGTTACAATATCCATTTCCCAGCGGAAACAGGTGACGCGCCGAATGATCCCAAGCCTCCAAAGGTACCCACCCAAACGGCATTTTAAACGCATCAGGGCAATCTTCAGGCGTTTCATCATACAGGTTGAAGCAGTTTATTGGTTTGAACAACGTGTGTGCCCTTGCACCGCGTGCAAATGACATCAAGATATTCCTGGCGTGAATGAATTTCCTTTTCGCAATCAATGCATCGGTAGGATCTCAGCGGCGCCAATCCATCACCGTCGCCATCATCAACCGGAACGGTCACTGGTGAAAAATCCCGTACCTTCGGCGGTCTTCCGCGCTTACGTTTCACGCATACGGCAACGGAATCAACGTCACGCAAAGGCAGCATCTCAGTCATTGCCGGGATCACCGTACCATTCATGATCTCGCGCAATTCCTTTTGAGCGTCGTAAATTATATTTGAAAGCACTGTGATCCGCGTACATGCCAGTTGCAATGACTTTCCCCCCGTCATATGCCAAAGTTTAAAAATCTTTCCCAGTAGGTATTGAATCCCATTCGGCCAGGGTCAACCCTGTACCGCTTCGGATCACCTCTAACGTTGCTGTGAGCCTCCAACCGCGCGTATCGTCGTTCACAAGGCGCTTCTTGCCATCTTGGACAAAGGCGAACGCTCCGGAACCAGGAACGCCCTTTTCAGTGAGCTGAATAACCTTCCCTTCGTATTTGCTTGGCATATCTTCAGGCTTAATAGTCTTTTCAACCCACCAAAGATTGTTTCCGGCTCCCCCGTCAGTTTCTTTGTTTCCCAGGTACTCAATAACGCCATCACAAGTGAAGTACACCGGCAAGCCAAGGTCATCCGCGCCAGCGCCCCAATTGAGATCAACGCCGGCGTGCCAGCCGACGCGCGTAACACCGTTTTTCACTTGCGTCACCTTGTCCATAAACTGATAACCAAAATGATCCCATTTCATTGGGATTACTTTTGTGACGTATGGCATCGGATCAACGTACAGGGCGCGTGCAGCCTCCAGCGTCATCCCGTAAGTGTATTGAAGCCAATTGGTTGGCTTCTTCACCATGATTTCGTAATGGCAGTGTGGGGAAGTGGTGCCCGTCTTTCCGCAATAGCCCGCCAATTGTCCTTTTCGGACCGTATCACCAACCTTCAATCCTTCAGCGAACCGATCGAGATGGTCAAAGTGATGGTGGTACATAGTATAAAAAATGGAACCACATTGCCGGGTCGCCGCAGTATCCCCGGCTGTGCGAATTTAATATGGTTGCGGGGGCTGGATTTGAACCAGCGATCTTCAGTTTATGAGACTGACGAGCTGCCAGGCTGCTCCACCCCGCAATAATTCATCGTTCAGTGGTGATGGCAAGGATTTGACGAGGCGACTTACGCAGCAGCTCGCTGTTTGGGTCTTGGTTCCCGACTTATAGCGTTTTACGGTCTATTGCCTCACTCGTATAGTCACCTTGCAGGTTATTCGAGATTGAGTATTGGCCGCTTATTGAGGCGATAACTACTCCAATGCGCGTGACAATCTCTCGTGCGGATACTTCCGCCACATCACCACTGAACGATGAATTTACAATCTGCAATGTTCGCTTCATGGAAGTAATGAAGCCGCGCAACACCACCAGGATAGGACAAATACCCTGATAAATTTTCCTCACTACCTCCATGAAACGAACATGGCGCTTCTGCTTTCGTGCTTGCGAAAAGCACAAGCGCAAAACCAGTATAGCACAACCAAGCGGCTAGCTATACCGGTATGTACAGATCAATGGATTTGAACACTTCGTAACGTGAAGCAGCGCTTGATCCGTTCTGACCAGTTGCATAAAAGTTGAGCGATCCGCTTGATGGAAGCGTTGCTGTATGTGTGATTTGTGCCTGTGATGCAGCAGAATTCAAGCGATAAATAAGGTTTGATCCGCTTCGCTCCATTCGGAAAAGATAATAACCAGCCGTGAGCGCCGTAAGGGTGGTTTTTGTTTGTGTTCCAGCACCGTTACTGTTTCCAACGTACCAGTTAGTACCATCAAATCCTAACCCACAATACTTTTCGCCGGTACCAGGCGGATTGCTTGTTGCATCAAGGCTATCGGCGCTTGGCGTGAATCCGATAAAGAATTTATCGGATGATCCAGGCGCGGTAACAATACGAAATTTGAATTCAGCAATCCAGTTATCGTCAAGAGAAACACCGCTGCTTTGATCTTGCAAAATACCGTCATCACCGGCGGAAGAACCGTCCATTTCCAAACTATCTGTACGGATTGAAAACCTGTTGCTAGTACTGGTACCAAGGTCAATATAATATTGCGCCGGCTGGTCACGGTAAACAGATCCGGAAAAAAGAGCTTTTGTAAGCTGAACGTTTCCATATCCAAGAAGAACGGGAATGTGAAAGAGGGAATTCAGCTTTAGGGTTTCGTTCTTTGAAGTAAGCGAAATTACTGGCGTAAGCAACTGAAAACATGTGTTTGTTGCATCGTACATAACAACGAACGACATGCCTGACTTGATGGCGCCTGGAAGAATCGCCTGATTGTAATTCGTTTTAATTGCATGAGCGGTCAAACCAGAAACGGAAAAGGTCTGACCATCCACGGAATCTGACGCCGCAATACACCCGAAAACCTGACGATCAGCGTAAGCGGAAACCACAAATTCCGGGACGATTTCATACGCACCGGATGAACCGGAATCCGTTTCGGAAGCAAGAAGGCTAAGGATAGCGCCTTCAAAGTTTGCATTGATATCCGCAAAATCAACTTGCTCGCCGTAGATCCAAACTTTCATAAGCAATTAGAAAATTCCTTTTCGTTTCTTCAATTCTACCACGAAAAGATTAAACCGGTTTCGGAAAAGACTTCAGTGGCTTGATCTTTCCGCGAAGCTGATCAATAGCCTTTATGTTCGCCGCACGTTCTTCATCGGTTATTTCCGGCTCATTCGCATACGGGGAAGTATCTTCAACCACCTTGCAACTGCATTCTTGAAACTTGTCATGCCATGAACCCTTTTGGCATTTCCATTGTCCATTTTTCCGGCGCTTCATGTCTTCAATGTCTTCCGGCATGAATATTCCGACGATATCCGCCGTGTTCATGTTGCGCCCCTCCCAGCCAACGAACATGTGGTTACTGAGATTTGAAAGCAATGACTGGAATTTATCGAGTTTCTCGCCTTCTGGAATCCAAATTTCTACACCGTTGCGAAAACAAACGCACTTTGATGGAACGGAAAGATTGTTCATAAATTAAACACCTAGATATTGACCATCCTGGACGATAACACGTTTGCAACGTGGACAAAGCAGGTAGTGAGATTTGAAAAGAGTGTCATGCGGGCCAAGCCCCTTATTTCTTGGATGAACCCTGTCAATATCGTAATCATTAATCAATTCATTTGCTGATCCAGATACACCGCATCTGCAAGCATATCCGCGCACTAGCTCATTCATGTACTCACTTTTGAATTCCGTCATAAAACCATGCCTTTTTGTTGTGAATTAAAGTGTGGCGCACTTTTGTTCAGGTTCCCGAACCATGTAACCAAGCGCCGCCTGACCTCAAACGTCTTTTGAAGCTCCCAGCGCTGTTTCTTCCCGTTCTTGGTCGGTTCGGTCCAGTACCGCACAAATTTCGCGATCTCACGATCTGACGTTGCGCGGTCAACGCCCTTGCTCGCCATGTACACGGAACAGTTTTCTTGTGCTTTCGGATCTTGGAAAAATGACAATGCTTCCTGGGAGGGTGTAGGCGCGATTAGCGCCGCCTCACTATCAGGTATTTCTTTCATTCTTTCATTCTTACATTCTTGCTTAGTGCTCACTCGTTGCTCACTCGTTGCTCGTTCGTTGCTCACTCGTTTCTCATTCCGTTGCTCATCATTTTGGTATTCCTTCCACTTTAGTACTGTAATCATTGAGCATTGTCTGTCAGTTCGTTGCTCAATCTGGTGTTCACTTTTGAAGGTTTGCAAGATTCTCGCAACGGTTGCCCGAGGGACCCCGGTTGATGCAGCAATAGCATGGGTACCGGTGGTGAATTGCCCAGGTTCCAACCGTACACGTTGACCCCCGAACATGACATCAACGCCGTCATGCGTTGCCCTCAAAAGTATCTCAATCCATACGGAACGGTATGCCGGGCGGTTCATCAGTGGGTTATCCAATAGCTTGCGGTGCAATTTGATCCATCCATTGTCCATAAAAGTTTGTGCAGCGTATAAAAAACTCTTCCCCCCCGGTTTCTCGCCCTGTTTTCACAGGAACCGGGGGAAAAGAGTTTTCAATACGTTATTGCGAGAATAATAACGTTGTACGGCTCAATACTACACCATTTCGTTGGCTTCAACAAAATGGTTGTGTATAAGCCGTTCGCTTGCAATAAAGCAAGCGGCTTGATATACTGTTATCACTATGAATAAAAAAGAATTGAGCGCATACATGTCAGCGTTGGGAAAGGCTGGGGGAAAGAAACTTGTTGCAGAAAAGCGCAAGAATGATCCTGATTACTTCCGCAATCTCTCACTGAAGAGCTGGGAGAAACGGCGCAAGGCGAAAAAGGAAAAGCCGCCTGTTGATAAGTCAGATTAACCCAATGGCTACCGTGTTTGACAAGCGGGCGGCTCGCAGGTATGATGTGTACATGAGGTTACACACCTCAGCAAACCAAAACGGGTGACGATGCAATGGCGTCGCTGTTCCATTAGCCACCCGTTCTTACTCAATAGCATCACCCTATGATCCGTTTCTCCCAAGGCTACATGCAGCACGCACGAAAGTTTGAAACATCGGAACAGATCAAGGCACGATTCGTGGCAGACGACATCACCGAAACACTTTCCGAAGTGTCAGCGGATTACCCACTGGGCGGGATGATCGAGCCGCACGATATCGAGGTTGAGAAATCTTTAACATAAAAACACTATGGCTGACGCTGTAAAAGGTACCGTGGAAGAACATGCGCAACATGTTTTGACCAAGTTCAACGGTGAGGAAGACTTACGCGCATTGATTGCGCGATCGTACATGAAGCAGATTGGCAACTTTTTCAAAGATAAGGATAAGGCACTTAGTTTCCTTTCCGGCGTGATCTCCGCAACGCAACGCAACCCGAAATTGCTTGATTGTACGCCAACCAGCGTGATCAACAGTTTCATGAAGATGGCTGAGCTTCGGTTGATGCCGTCAGATGTTTCGGGGGAAGCATTCGTGATCCCATTCAACAACAAAAAGAAGGATGGCGTGCAATGGGTTTCAGTGATGGAAGCGCAATTTCAGCTTGGATACAAAGGATTGGTCACGTTGTTCTTCCGCGCCGGTATTAAACGGATTTACGCCGACGTTATCCGCGAAAATGACAAATACAGCTTGATCAACGGCGAATTGGTGCATGAGATTGACATGCTAAAGAGCAAGAAGGATCGCGGCGCATGGATCGGCGCTTACGGAAGAATCATTCTCCCATCGGGTGAAGAGGCGGTGAAGTTCATGAACCGTGAAGATATCCTTGAACACGCAAAGAAGTTTTCCAAGTCGTACACCACGGACAAATCACCTTGGAAAGAGGAGAACGATCCAGAGTTGTGGATGCCAAAGAAAACGGTGTTGATCCAGATGAGCAAGCTTGTGCCAAAGAGTGATGAGATCATCAACGCAATCGGTGAAGATAACAAAGGCTCAAAGATCGGTGAGGAAAAGCCAGCGTTCAACATTGAAGAATGTGAAAAGAAACTTCTGGCATGTGAAACGCAAGATCAGTTGGCAAGCGCTTGGGCGATCTTACCGGTTGAAGCGAAACTTGAATTGACCGACGTGAAGAATGAGGTGAAACAACGCCTTGCAACACCGGCTATTGAAGCGCCGAAAGAGGATGTGCCAATGACACCGGAAGAAATGGCAGAAATCATGGCGGAAGACGCCAAGAATAACCCACAAACGTAATATGAAGGTTCAACGATTTGAAGACGAACAAGATTGGATGCTCGCCCGTCGTGGAAAGATCACCGGATCGAGACTGAAGGATGTGCTTGTGAAGCGCGGTGGTGAAAAGAAGATTGGCTTTTATGAGCTGATTGCTGAGCGCCTGGGTATTCCGGCGGATGATGAAGGCGCAATGAATCGCGGGCACCGGCTGGAAGGCGAGGCGCTGGACGTATTCGCAAAAGAAACCGGGAAGGTAGTTGATCCAAGCCTGGTGATCTGGATGCGTGAAGAAAATGAAAGCATCGCCATTTCACCAGATGGAACGATCGGAGAAACGGAAGCGGCTGAAGTGAAATGCCTATCATCGGCGCGGCACATTGAAGCCTTACTGACCATGAAGGTACCGAAGGAATACGAATATCAGGTTCTACAGTATTTCATTGTCAATCAGAAACTTGAAACGCTGTACTTCATTTTCTATGATCCGCGATTGCTCGCAAAGCCGTTCTTTTACCTGACGATCAACCGGGTGGATCTGCAAGAAGATGTTACAGAGATGCTTGAAGCGGAACGGCAAACCATCGCGGAAGTTGAACGCATTGTTAACAAACTCACTGATTTCTAAGAGGTATGAAATCCACCATTTACGCCATTAAAACGGCACTCGCGCGGCGGATTGACCGCTTCATGCTGAAGCACTTTGGCGTAAATGGGTGGATCTACCACGTCAAAAACAACATTCCGGTGTCCGCTTGGTACGAAAAAATCATCAGAAAAGAGCAATTGCGGCGGCGAAATGCCATCAAAAGGCTAGTGGAAGTGCTGTTTCTATGCCTGTTTGCGGCGGCAATGATCGCTTTCGGGTACGTCATGGGCACCAAAACGGTACATTCTGAGCCATTTAAAGCGCCTGTGACAACAGAATGCGCGGTGACGGTAGAAAGTGCAGATCCAGTGATCCCATACGGTCCGGCGTTACCACAACGCCGACCGCAAGGCTTTAAAAGGACGGTTGTGGCTTACAACAGCACCGCGAATCAAACGGATTCAACGCCATGCCTTTCCGCGGATGGTTCAAATATCTGCCAACTCTACATTGACGGGGAAAACGTGTGTGCTGCTAATTTCGTAAAACTTGGAACGTTACTGGAAGTTGAGGGACTTGGAACGTGTGTGGTTCACGATCGGATGAACGCAAGGTTTCCTAACAGTGTTGATTGGTTCATGGGTGAGGATGTGGAAAGCGCAATTAAATTCGGAAAACAAACTTTAAACGTATATGCAAAATAAAGAAAACAATCAGTTGGTTGAGATCGTCAACGAAAGCGGGTTAGATAAACCAAAGGCTGAATCAATCCTTCTGGCATTCTCAGAATCGTACAAAAGCGCCAAGGCGCTGGCAGACGAATCACGGTCAATCGTCATCACCGATGAAAACGACCGCGAGGGGATGCAGAAAGCCCGTGTGAAGCGCCTGAAGCTGAAAGCAGTGCGGTGTGACATTGAGGAAACACGCAAGAGCCTCAAAGAACAGATTGTTCGCGAAGGTAAGGCGATTGACGGCATGGCAAACATTCTGAAAGCGCTGATTGTACCGGCGGAAGAGTACCTTGAAACACAAGAAAAGTTTGCTGAGAATTGCGAGATCCGCCGGAATGAAGAACGTTATCGTGAGCGTGTCGCACTACTCACACCATACGTTCGGAGCGTTACGGCATACGATCTTTTCAACATGTCGGAAGACGGATTCAAAGACTTGCTGAACGATTCAAAGATTGCTTTTGAGGCTGTAGAAAAAGCGCGGATTGAAGAAGAGGCACGCCAGAAAGCAGCACGCGAGGCTGAGGAAGCACGCCGAAAGGAAATGGAGGCTGAGAATGTGCGCTTGAAAGCCGAAGCAGAAAAGCGCGATAAGGAAAATAAGAAAGCCCAGGAAAAGCTTGCAAAAGATCGCGAGATCGCCCAGAAGAAGGCGAATGAGGAAAAAGAAAAGCGCCTTGCCATGGAAAGGGAGATTGCAGAAAAGGAACGTGCCGTTCGTGAGGAAGCAGATCGCCAGGCAAAAGCCGAAGCGGAAGCCAAGCGCAAGATGGAATTGGCACCGGACAAAGAGAAACTTGAAGCAATGCTTGCATCGCTGGACGCCATTGATGCGTACTTCCCGGAATGCACCAGCAAAGAAGCGCAACAGATCGTCATGACGGCAAACGAAAACTTAGTCAGCACCATTGATGCGATCCGCGACATGGTGGAAGAGCTTGAATAGTATGCGCCAAGAACTCTACGCAACGCTACGAGAGAGGATAGTGAAGATTGTACCGGAGATTACGGAATTGAAATTTGGGTGCAGAACGAATCACGGATACATCTCAGGAGAGTTTGAATCGTTGGGGTCACGAAAATATGCAACATCCTTCTGTGCCCAATTTGATAGCAACACAATAAACGGACACCTATTCACAAAAAGCCAGCTCAAAATCCTCGGTCGCGACATCCAGCTTGCCGACGTGCTGAGGGCGATGCAAGAAGTTGATTTGCCCGATGATGAGTTCCTCGCCGCATATCCGTATCGGGATACAAAGCAAAAGGATTTCTGGCTTTGTCACAAGAAGGAAAGGGATTTCGACATGAATCGTGAAGAGTACGTCATCAGTAGCATGCGGTGGAATCTCGATCTCCCCCTCCACGAACAAAGCGATGAGCTGGGGGAGTGGCTCTTAACCGTAATCAAATGACGTATGAAAGTAAAATCTACACAAGAGGAAATGGAATGGTTCCTTTATCACCACAGTGGGACTGTTGTATGTGTAAAAAATGGAAAAGAAAAAGAAGTTGAGTGCTACCCGGATGCGAAGGACTTTTTCGAGAGTGAATAACCGTATGAAAACTCACATTTGCATCCCAGTTGAAAAGGGGATTGAGCTACTGAAGAATGGCGAGAATTTCACTACCGGTACACCACAACAAGCGTTGCGCGTTCTCACTGAATATCAGGTTGCCAGTAAGAAATACTTTACCGGCTGCGATAATGAGGGACCGGATGGAAGTTGCAACGGTCATGAAACCGTATGAACAATAAAGACTTCACAGAACGTCGCGTGTTCAAATTCACATGCACCGGTTGCGGACGGAAGAACGCGCAATCATTCAGAAAAAGTGTTGCGCAACGCCATCGGTGCCGGAAATGCAGATACGTCAGGATGATGGATACTAGGCAAAAGCCACTGTTTGCCGAATACGATGTTCACGGTGATGCTGAGATTCAGCCGGATGGAAGTTTAAGCGTTACAATGGTTAAAACTTTAAAGCCCGAACGTAAGGGCGAAATGTCACGGCTTCAATAATATGCCTTGCGAAAAACATGATTGGTTGTTCGTGAAACAAGTAGAAAAGCATTCGGAACGTTCATTACGCCACAAAGAAGACGGTGTTAGCCGAATGTTCTGGCATCAGTTCATGGATCAAGGCAGAAAATACGTTTGTGCGATATGCGATTCAGTTAAAGAAGTCTACTAGTATGGAAAACGAAAAGATCATTTCATATCTGGAAGAGTGTGTTGAACGGATGCGGATGCTGAAGGCAGAACGCAAGCAACGCCGCGCCGAGCTGATTGCAGAATGCGAACGCAACCCACGTTGGGGCGACTATCTTTCAGACAAGAACCACGCCGCCAATAACATGAAGCTGATCAAGGCGGAATGTGGCGAAAAGTCAGGATTGACCACCGATATTGCAGACCTTTCGGATAAGATAGATTTGGATGAAGAAACAATTGCCGGGTGCATCACTGAGCTGATCGCCAGTGGTCATATCAAGAACGGTGAGGCGTTCGGTGGTGCAAGCATGACGTTCAAGCCAAAGATCAAAGTGAACCTTAACGCGCAACTCAAACTTCTTTAGGCATATGGAAAACGGAGGTGGTTTCATCGCGATGGTTCGCAAATACCAAAAAGAACGCAACCGGCGAAGGTCCGAACGGATCAGGAAAATCGTTGAAACAAAGATTGCTGATCTGGCAACACGCTTCACGATAATCAGATTTGCGCCGAACCACCTACGTTTCAATCAGTGCTTAGAAATATACCCGGAATTTAAAAAGTTCCATGTCATTTGCAAACACGGTATGTGGAAAATCCCATACGGTGAATACAACGACATTACCCGGTTCGTTGAAACGTTTTTCAACGACCACAAAACGTTATGAACACAATACAGGAGGCTAAACAATCACTTCGTGCAAACTGGGAAAAGGGAATAAGTTGCCCGTGTTGTGGTCAGTTTGTGAAACGATATGGGCGTTCAATAACATCTTCAATGGCATACGGGCTTATTCTTTTGCACAAATATTTTGTAAAGAATCCATCTGAGGAATGGCTGCATGTCAGTAGCTATTTCAGCGATCTAAACATTCCTTCACCAGTTAAACAGGGTATGGGAGACTTCGCAAAGCTGAAATATTGGGGATTTATTGAAAGCGCACCTGAACACCGCGACGATGGTTCACCACGCAACGGATATTGGAAGATCACAGAAAGCGGAAAGATGTTCGCTTTCGGAGAAATGTCAGTTCCATCCAAAATATTTCTTTACGATAGCAAAGTTGTTGGCATCGGAGAAAATATGATGACAATACGCGACGCATTGAGAAAGAAGTTTGATTATTCTGAGCTGATGAACAGCGTATGATCACGCCGAAATTCCAAGGGCGTGCGAGTGGTGGGAGGCTTCAACTAGTGCGCCGCGATCTTTTCGAGAAACATCTGCATTCGCTGGATGGTTGTGACATTGATGTGACGGTCACGAAACACAAAAAGGATCGTAGCAGCAAGCAGAACCGTTATTACAACGGGGTTGTGCTGAAAATACTTGGTGACGAATTGGGAAACGACCGGGAAGAGATGCACGAAATCATCAGGATGAAGTTCCTTCAGGATTTCAGTGGGCGATTCCCACGGCTCAAATCAACCGCGCGGCTATCAACCGTTGAGATGGAGGCGTTCCTTTCTGAAGTGCGCCAGTGGGCTTCGCGCGACCTCAATATATTCATCCCATTGCCGCATGATGTAGAATGGGATTAAATATGGCGCCTATCCCAGCGAAAATTAAACGATTGCTTTCGTATGATCCGTTCATGAAGCAATGCATTTACGAAGGATGTGCCGGTATCCCGGAATGGGATCACGCATTTACCTACGCTGGTAATCAGATTCAAGAAGTCTGGGCGATCGTGCCGGCGTGCGAGTATCACCACCGCGGACCGGGATTCAATAAGCGCTATAATCAGTTCAGAGCGCTTCAACGCGCAACAAGTGATGATCTTGCAAAGTACCCACGTTCAAACTGGCTGGGGCTTATGCAGCACCTGCAGAGCGAGTTTAAGAATGGTCCACCTACACCTTTGGAAATGAAGGTGTGCGATCATTGCCAAGCCGTATGAAGGAAACCGGAAAATCTGGCATTCAAGGGCACATTGAACGGTTCTTAATGCTTGAAGAGGCTGGAGGGCGTGTTGTGTACATTAAAAACAACACCGGCGCGGTAAGAACAATCCGAAAAGACGGTTCAAAGGGGTTTATGAGATTCGGAAAGAAGGGTTCACCCGACTTCCTGATCTGGAAGCGGCATAGTGAAGAGTTGGCAATGCCTGACGGTTCAAGGGTGTGGATCAGTCATGTTCGGACGTACTTTGTTGAAGTGAAAAAGGAAACCGGCGTACAGTCGGACGCGCAACGCGAGTTTCAAGCCAAGATTGAGAACATACGGGGAGAATACTTTATTGTGCGAAGTCTTAATGAATTAAAAGAAATACTGTTATGAAACCAAGAGCAATTGCAGCTATATTAGCGTTCTTTCTGGGAGGGTTTGGAGGCCAGAAGTTTTACATGGGACGGACCGGCGCCGGCATTCTTTCACTGTTATTCTTCTGGACCACAATTCCGGCATGGATCGCGCTATATGATCTGATCATGTGCGCGGTCATGAGTGATGCAGCATGGGAAAAGAAATACATGGTTTGATAGCATCTGATAACAAATGATAATTAAAAACACCGCCCTTTCGGACGGTGTTTTTTTGTTACTTCTTGTTTTTCTCCCAAGGCATTGGTGCATCACCGGCGCCATCGGGTGTTCGTGGTCCAGGGTGATTGTCCTGGATCACGTCAACGTGCGGAACGATCGTTTCGGATACACTTTCCGATTCATCTTCTTCAACTTTTTCTTCCTCATCTGACAATTCGCCAGGTTCAGAAAGCAACCAACCAAGCCCAGATTTGTGCCCGCGATTGATTTCTTGGCAAGCTGCAAAGAGAAAATCACGCGCCTCGCCTGGGTTTTCAAAGTCACAGGAAACGGAAAGCCTCAACATACAGTGTAATTATTCAGCCTTTTTAGCGTCTTTTGCTGCCTTTGCCGCTGCTGCATCTTCCTCAGCTTGCTTTTCTGCTGCCTTGCGTGCCTTCTTTTCTGCCTTGGTTTCCTCAGTCTTTACAGACTTCTTTGGTGCCTTAGCCGAAACGCCTTCCTTTGCACGCTTTGCAAATGCTGCTTCCGCTTCAGCAACCTGATGCTGAGAAACAGACTTTCCGAACATGCCTTCAAACTCTGGGTACATTGCAACCATCTTGTGTGAAACGGTAAGACTTGCCATAAGGAAAGGTTAAAATTTAATCGTGTTTAGAGTATAGCACCTAACGAACGGTTCGCTTAGTAAAGATCCGAATTGATCCCCGAATATGTTGACACGCTGACGCCCCGCTTGTTGAGAATGTACATGTTCACAAGCTGTTTCCATACCTCAGAAACAAGCAAGCCAATGACGATCACAAGCGTTGTTGGTACGCCATGCCCTGCAGCAACGTTGTGCGTTGCACTCGCCAACCAGTCAACGAAATCAGCCCATTCAGGCGTGAAGATCAGCGTTGCAAACGCCGTCATGAAGATTGACGATGCAGTGATCAGGAACGATTTGATGCGCTTTTCCATAAAAATGGTTATTAAATAAGGTTTTTGATCTTTGTTGATACCGGAACGCCGATCTTCTTTGCTACGAAATCTGCGTATGTTTCCGGTGAATTGTTGTCAGCCGTTGGAGCGTACTTCTTGAAGAAATCAAGAATGCTCATGTTTGGAGTGTACACCCTTGATTTACCGGTTGCCGCATTCGTGAGCAGTTCAACAAGCGCCGCGAAACCGTCGGCGTATGTTTTGAAGATGCAATATCCGCCGGCATCACCACCGATTGCCCGGGCCTGACCGATGAAGCGAATGTTTCCAGGGTTGTTGTTTCGGTATGAACGTGAGCCTGGGTACCAGCCCTCATGCACCTTGATCGCCTCAGCCATCAACGCGAGCTTTCCAGATTCCTTTGGGGAAGGAACGCCGTTCAATTTTGCGATTGTGGACGGACCAAGCTGGCCGAATCCCGTTGTTTTCCATGTGCCTTCCGAAACCAAGCCGTTGGTTTTCTGGTAACGCTTCACAGCATTTTCCGTTGCAACGCCGAAGTACGTTCCAAAATACGGAACACCGCGTTCGGTGAACGTGTAGCAAGGCGAGCCATCAAATGCGACTTCCTTTTGCAACCGCTTCTGAAGTTCTGTAACGTCAGTTCCCGTCATTCCGGTGTGAAGCACGCGCGTGAATTGGTACGGCGTATTTTTTGCGTCTTCAATCGCCTTATTTGGAAGGTCCGTATACACCATCATGTCAAAAATGAAATCTTCATACTGGGACCACAAGAACCAGCCATTTCCCTTATCGCGCCAGCCATTACCCCACGAATTACGGAAGAAGATTTTAGTATCTGGCTTCCCGTCGGTAACGGTATCTTCATACCCGTAAACCATGATCCGGTGCATTCCGCGTCGTGGCTTTGGTTGGACCGGGTTGGCATTCCAATTCCCAACGGCAACCGATGCATTGAACACGCCGGCAACCTCAATGGCCGTTTTAATATCGTTCAGGTTCATGCAAAATGCATACCCCTTCACGCGCCGCACCTTTGCATCATCGAGCGCGTCGGCGCCAACCTCAAACGCAAGATAGTCTTTGTATGGCAATCCGTTGTCATCTGGTACAAATTCAACCTTTGGCGCACCCATTTCAAGCAATACCTGGGCTGCTACACGGGGCTGGGTTCCTTCCGATGGGTTCCCGTCACGTTTCTTGCATTCAGCGTAAATAAAACGCTTAGAGAGCCGTGTAAAGGCTTTGTTTTCAACAAGGTCACGGTATTCCTCACCCTTGCCTTCAGCTTGCCCAACGCATGTGCCTTTGTCCTGTTGATCTTCAACCGGCAACATGGAAATATCCGTGATCAGCTTCGGCGCGTGTTCCTTATTTGGGAACACGTCAGAAATCTGGATATCACGGTTATCGTTGGAGTTGAGTAGCGCACCCATTGCCCGTTCTTCATTGGCTTTCATAATGTTTGTGTTTAGATTTCTCAATGGAGTATGAATTGCCATCAAGTTTCTTGTATTTTACCAGCTCGCTTTCGAGATCCTCAATGCGAAGTTCCAAATTGTGATTCTGATTCTGCAAATCTTTGATCTCAACATCCTTCTTTTGGATGATCTCGCGGTATTCTTGCGCCTGTTTGTTCATTTCAAGGCTCAGTGCGTCAACCTTTCTATCCATTTCCGCAAGCCTATCTTCAAGCTTTTGTGCGTACTTCTGCCAGCCATCGGCAAAGGTAACAGCAACTTCAGCGTTTACTTTCTTTGCTTCGGCTTCGTTTATCGGCTTCTTTGATTTGTACGAAAAGTAAGCGCCGATCCCCCCAACACTAAGGAATCCTGCCAGGATAGGGGATATTATTTTTAAGAATTCTATCAGCATTTTGCTCGGTTTACCCACACAATGGCGAGCGTTTAATCATGTAATACGTCCTGGAAATTCCTAGCAAAAACGCCATGATTATTGCGACCTCAATAATCTGCATGACGATGAGGAACGTACCAAGCCCATCTGATAAACCCTGATTCGGTGCAACAAAGATGATGTATTGAAGCTGGGTGAAAAGACGCAAACAAAAACCTATAGAATACGACATGTAGGTGAAGGTTGGCGTGATTTTGAAACGCGCGATTTTAAAACAATACACGGCGCAAGCAAGCGTGGCCGTGATATTGAAGGTCAGTAGGATGAGATAGGTGGGTAAAAACACATTTAAAGGCTACCTAAATCAATCACAATGCGTGCGCGAAGCCTTGCAATCTTGCCTTGTGTCGTACCCTGCAACAAACTGTCATCTTTCAGAAAGTCGTCAAAAAGCCCAATAACGCTATCCGTGAAATCGGCAACGGTTATCTTTCCTGTTTGGTCATCCCTCAAATGGTCAATCAGCGAAATTTTTGGCATATCTTTAGAGTAGCGTATAAGTCCAATCCATTGTGATGGTTTCGGTTGTGCCCTTGACCGTGTTCAACGCAACGCGCGACTGAAGAGCACCAGTATCAGCCGTTCCAGTACCGTCGGCAAGAAGCCCAGCTTCACGAATCGTTCCATCCCATTCAGTAGCATTTAAGAAGCCAGTGAAATAACCAACGTTTGCCGCGTTTGTGCGGCTTGCGATATCGTTGCGGTATTCTTCTGCTTCCAAAGTTGTATCACCATCCGCCGGCGTCGTCGTTCCTGACCCAACAGCAAACTTGTTGATCAGTGGCGAGTAGGTCGGCGTTGCGCTCGCCATGTTGTTGATGATGTTCTCGCGTCCAATCGTTGGAACAATGTTGTTGATCACCTGAACATCGGTTCTACACATTGCATTGAGCTGACGCACAAGTGTCATGAAGTCCCCGCCGGCGGCGCGAACCTCATCAATCTTCTTGGACAACGCGAAATGTTCCGGTGTTTCAAGAAAAGCCTTGGTGAACGTATACACGCCCTTTCCCTTTGGTTTCTCTTTGAAGAATTTTACAATGGTGTTGAACATATTGATTCAATAATACCACGCGATTAAGTCAGCGGGCTTCCGTTAAGAATAAACAACCGCGCCTGGTCAGATGGACCGCTTGGAACATACGGACCAAACACAAAGTACGTTCCGAAATCTATGTTCACCGCCGGCGTGCTTTCGGTGAAGGTGACATCCTCAGTTTGTGGATCGTGGACAAGCGAAACCGTTGTTACTTCACCGAACGTCACCGTTTCAGTTTCAAAGATCGCCTTTTCCAGCACCTCGGTGCTTGCATCCCCAACATTTTCTTTACCGCTAAGCAGCAAATTGATGAGGAAATCAACGATTCCAACCGTTCGCAATGTCGCCAACTGCACGTTGTAAACGTATGTTTCCGCATTCAACATGGTAAGCGAAACCTTCTGGATCAAGAACGATTCTTCCCATCCACGGAAATCACTTTGAATGGTGATGTACTGGCCGGACCGTAGCCCAGGCGTGTACGTTTTGAAGCCTCCTTCAACAATGTCATCCGCGTAGGCTTCAAGCTGAGCGATCCCGAACGTCTTTGCTTCTTCACGCGTGGTGATGCTCCTATCTTCTGCAGCAAATTCGTAAATGCCGTACAGATCAATTGAAGTTGGATCTTCAACGCGCATGGCAAGGCGAAATAACGGGATACCGGTAACCTCGATGTTGTTGGTGCCGGCTGCTGGAATCGTCGTATCCTTAAAACGAATGTATTTCTGGCTGTACGACCAAAAACAATCATAGCCGGCTTCATCGTCAATGAAGTCCAAGCCTACTGTTTTGGATACGCCGCCGACGGTGACGGTTGGCAGTTCTGCGAATTTGTTACCAAGAACAAACGTTTTCTTTACGGTATCGCCGTTGAATTTCTCGGTACGGGATTCGCCACGGATATCGCCGCCAAGAATAAAGACGCGATTGCGAAGCTGGGAAATATCGCGGCTGATTTGAATACTATCCTGAACGTAATTGCCCGAAGTATCCGTTAAACCAAACGGTGCGGCCTCGGTGCTACGCTGGAAAAAGTGAATATCCTTATCGTAATCAATGTAATACGAAAAGTTTGTGAGCTTTGAGAGCTTATCGAGCGCTTGGACCAACGTGATGCGGTCAAACGTAATGGACGTGATAACGATCGAGCAACTGACATTTGCAACAGTGAAATCCGAAGCGTAGTTTGTAACCAAGAAATCAATGATATCTTCCACCGATTCATCTTCAAACTGCTCCTGTATCAACAGCCTGTTAGCATCCTGTGAATAATCCTGGCATTCAATTTCGTATTGGATCAATTTATCAGACTGCACGCTTTCATTAAACGAAACGATCCGGCCACCGTACTGCTTCACGGCATCAATATACAAAAGAACCTCAGAATCTAATGCTGGGGTAAAAGTGTTCCCGGTGTAGCTTTCAATCGTGAAGGAAAGGCGATCAACTTTATTGTTAATGTTGTCTTCTTTCCGTAAGCTACCCATTTTGATCTGCGCCGTCACGTCTACGGCGTCAATGGTTACGGTAATCACATTTTTATATTCTTTTTAACGATATCAAGAATACGATCACCGATCTGCTCGGCAATACCTTCTTGACCCATGAACGTATTGCCCTGAAGGACAATCGTAAGCCCACCGCCGCCGGCGCCGTTCGGGATAATCCGACCAGCAGAAGAAGGCCAGAACAATTCCGGTCCGTTCTCACCAACCATGTGCGGTCCGTCGGTGCCGACTGGTCCGCCGGTTGCCCGACCGGTGACAGCCTTGGTCACGGTGCTGATCGCGCTGGAAGCCCCAGACTGCAATTTGCTAAGCCCTTGGGTGATCTTTGAAGTAATGGAGTTCACCCACTCGCCAACCTTCCCAAGAACCGAATTAAACGCGGCTTCAAATGCCGAGATGATTGCGTCTTTGATCTTTGGCGCATTCTCAGCGATTCCAGCAACGATTTTCAGCGTCATATCAAGGGCGAATGTCGCCAATGAAAGCGCCAAAAGAAGCGGAAGCGTAAGCAGAACGCCCATAAAAATAGCCGTCCACTTGCCGATCAGGATCAATTTGTTGCCATCAAACGATTCGCCAAGGCGCGTGATCATGTCCAGAACGCTGGTATTCGTTGCCTGGGCTGCTTCTTGCGTCTTAAACAGGTTCAAGAACCATTCCTTAAATGCTTGCCATGACGTGTCCAGCCAAGCTGTAATGCGTTCTGGCAGTGCTTCAAACCATGCACCAAGGTTTTCACCCCATGCGGTTACACCTGCAGAAATAGAATCGTATGTTGCATTGAACCAATTGGTGATCCGCGTGCTCCATTCGGTAAACCAAGTGGTGATCTTGTCCGGCATTGCAGCAAACCAGTTGTAAATCACGTCAGTCCACGCATCAAACCACGCATTGAAGCGGTCAGGAATCCCCTTGAACCAGTTTTCAATCTGGATACCCCACGCTACGAAACCATCAGCAGTGCGCGTCATCATTTCCATGAAGAATCCGCCGATCGCCTCAAACCACATTCCCCACGTCTGAACAACGTACTGCCAAAGCCCAACGTAAATTTCCGTGAATTTTGTCAGCAACGTCTGACCCATCGCATTCCAATCAATATCATGGACGGCTTGAATAGCGCCCTTCATTTGGTCAATCTTTTCGGTCACAAAGGTTTTAATGCTTTCCCAAATTCCTTGAACCTTCGCGTAAAACTCTTGAAACTTCTGTACTACGCCATCAATAGCATCCGAAACGCGCCCCTTCAGTTCGTTGAATTTCTCAACAATCTTTTCAACTGCTGCAACAATGATATTCCGAATCATCCCCCATTTCTCTTCAGCAAACTTCTTTACCTGATCCCAGTGCCTATACAGCAAAACGCCGGCAACGATTAACGCGCCGATAATAGCGATCACAATGCCCACTGGTCCCGTCATGATCGTAAATGCAATGCCAAGCCCTTGCGCCGCAACCGCGAGCGTCTGGAAGCCCACAATCAATGAAGGAATCACCATGCCGATCGTTCCAACCACCGCAAGAAATGCGCCGGCTGCTGCAACACCAAGCAGAATTTTCTTCACAAGGTCCGGGTTTGCTTCCGCCCATGCTGAAACAGCCTGGACAACAGGAATCACTCTTTCAACAACCTGCTGAAGAATTGGAAGGAATGCGCCGCCAATCGCCTCAGAAATATCACCGATTGATTGCGAGCGTTTTGCAAAGCCGGCTTCTGCGGTGTTGCTGATTGTGTCGGTTGTTTCACGCAAGTTTTGGTTCAAACCTTCGGTAAGCGCGGCAACCTTCTGGCTTTCCGTACCGTATTTAATAAGGTTCTGTTGCGCTTCAGTAAAGCGGATACCAGACTTTTCAAGCACACCAAATTGACCCTGCAATGCCTTCGCCATCACGTTTGCAGATGAAACGTAGTCATCGGCGCCGGCTGCAAGCCCAGACTGGTTAACCGTGAGATCGGCAAGCGACTTTGTAAGGTCAAGAACGCTTTGAGTTTGAAGCCCGAACGTTGAAAGCTGAGCTGCACCCATTGTCAGTGCGTCGCCATCAATACCAGACTTCTTTTGCAGCGCTGCGGTAACGGCGAGAATGCTATCAACCTGGTCACGGTTGCCCTTTGAAACGTCAATAACGGCGTGTTCAAGCTGGCGAACGCTCCGTTCCGCCTCAACATAGTTCTTGATTGACACCCCTACAACGCCAGCAACGGCGGTCAATGCCGCCGTTCCAGCTACCGCCATGCCTTTAAAAGCCGGCTGAAGTTTGTTGATCTTGTCATTCAGTGCAGTAAACTGGCCGGAAACACCTTTGAAAGCGGCGTTGGCCTTGTTTTGTGCATCAATGACGATTTGAAGTTTCAGGGGGTTCATTTCTTTGGTTTGTTTATTTCATTGAGGAATTCAATCAGTTCTTCAACAAACCATTCCGGCTGCTTCATGTATTCGTAGTACGTCCACCCCATTTGAACGCATACGAACATCATGTTTCCTATTCCTGGCTGTCTTCGTTTTTTTTTGGATCCTTTGGTTCGTAAGTATCGGTGATCTGCTTCATGTCTTTTTCTGGCATGTCCAAAACCATGTCAACAATCTTCTTTGAATCGGTTTCGCCATCAACAGACACCACAAACTTTTCAATGGCGCGGGCGAATTGCTCACTTTGAAGCTTTGCCATGTCAATCTTTCCAATCTGCATGTTCTGACCACCACGCGCATTGCCGACTTGTGGGCGAACATCAATGCCGTTAAACATCGGTTCTTCAATGTACTGGCGTTCACGTCCGGTAATCCATGTGTTAATCACCGCAACGAATCCGCTTTCCGTAGTAACGGTAACTGTTTGACGTTCTCGCATACGAAATCAATTTAGTAGCTCGATAAATCGTTGACCACGGTCACTTCAATGCCGTATCCCTCATCCTGTGAATAGTGGGCCATGAAATCAATCTTTTCGCTCACGATATCGTCAATTGGGCGATCTGGATCATGCTTTTCGTATGAAACCCGTGGCAATACGATCGAGATTGAAGGGTTGTTTCCGCCACCAAGATCAATATCATCGCGCGTCATTGTGATAGACATCGCGTAATAGCTACCAGCAACGTAAGCATCATGTGCCGTTTCGTCGGTGTAATCCATGACGATTGATCCGGTGATCTCAGTGAGCAATGAAAGAACATCGGAAGGCGTGATCTCGGAAATGTTCTGGTTCACGCGTGAGTTGCTATCAATTGACATCGAGAAATCTTTTAGCGCCAACGGATCAGCAGCAGCAAGGCCGGCAACGTCAGCGGCAATCTTGATTTCAACGTTCTGAGGAAGGAAGTAATAATCAGTATCACCGAACGAAACGGAAACATCGGTAACGGTTGCTTCTTCAGCAGAAAGGAAGTTTGCCGTTGCGTTTGGAAGATCACTGACAGGCGTGCGGATCTCCATGCTCTTTACCAATGAGCGAACGTACTTGTAATCCTGCATTCCAAGCTGCGAAAGCACCAAAGAAAGCGTTGGGAATTGTGGGTTACCCTGCAAAAGTGTGAAAACGTGTTCATAAACGCCGGTTGTGACGGTTGAAACCGCCTTAGAACCAAGCAACGAATACAGCAAGAATCCGATTGAACGGGCGCGAATGTTGAATTCAAGATCACCTTCTGCACGCTTTTGCACAACGATAGCGCCAGTGGATCCCATGCCACCGCCAGAAGTCTCACGAATCATTGTCTTATCAACGGCAACTTTCACGCCTGAAGGCGTGCGACCCGGCAAATAAATGGTTGGCGCTGCATACGTTCCGCGCGTGGCTTCTTTTGCAAACCCGACGTTGATATCCTCACCTTTTAATAATGGCATGGCTTTAGATTAAGAGTTGATTTTAATTGAATCTTTGATGATCTTTTCTGCTTCCTCGGCCGTGGCTGCCATAACGCTCTTTTGATAAAGCGGGAAGTAAAACTTGTGCAGCTTTGGTGTCGTTTCCTTTGGTGAATCTTGCGATTCTGCAGATTCAACGCGCTTCCCAAGCTTCTTTGTTTCCAACTGATCCGTTGAGATCATTTTGTTTTGTGGAGATTTCATAAAAATATTATAGCATGACTATCTTACGGTCATGTATTTAATGCAGCGCAACGTCACCAACGCCGTTCTGAAAATACCGTTTCCCACCTCAGCATCACCCCAAACACTTGGCACCGGCGTAACCCATTCGCACGTTGTGAGCGGATTGCGTACTGAGAAAATGCGTATCAATTCGCCAACTGCCTCGCCAACTGCCAATTCAACATCTTCTTGTTCGCTCGCCTCAGAAACCGGGTAATACACAATGAGATTAAACGCGAGCGCGAATCTGTTGTTTTCCGTATCCCCATAATCAGAAACGTTTTCGCTCGGCATGATAACCACCGCCGGGTAAGCCTCCAAAGATGTTTTCGGATACGCGTAAACGGCCGGGAAAATATCGGCCGATTGTGCAGCGATATATTCGCCAATCTCAGCGCGAATATCGTTGATGAAGTCTTTATCAATTGCCATATTTTAGGCGAAAACCTTTTTTAAAACTGCACTGAAATACTTTTCAATGTCACCGGTACTTCGGTCAATCCCGCGTTGGAAGAACGGGTTTTCCTTTGTGCCGGGGTGCTTCACCGTCTTCCCAAAGATAGCATACTGACCGCCGGCCTTTGTTCCGCCGGTGCGTCGCGCGAGTACACGGGCGTTCTTTGCCTGGATCAAGTGTGGCTTTGTACCGCCTTCAACAAATCCAGCGTATGGCGCACCAGCCTCAACCATACCGGAAGCAATGCCAAGCATCTGGCTGCGGATAGACTGGCGAAGCGTTCCACCACCTGATTGTTTGTTCACAGGCGCTTCCTTCTTCACGTTGGATTCAATCTTTGAAATGGTTTTGTGGATCGCTTCAGCGATGTAAAGCGTCATTTTCTCCGGAGCACTATCAAAAACAGCCTTTATCGTGCTGAGATTCGGAATTGAAACTTTGAGTTCAATGGGCATTTTTAGCTTTCAAAAATGCGAATAAGCACCTCCATGTGGTCTTCATTCATGAAATTCAGGCGATCAACAGCCATCACACGGTACGTTTTCGTATCCCAAATCACGTTATCGCCCTCGGCAATGTCAACAATCGGGCAAAAAAGCATCCAGTTCTTGCCGTATGACATCTGCAAATCACTGCTGATCTCGGAATCAATCTGCTGAATAGCACAAGCAAGGTCTTCCAGGTTCGTGGAATACTCTTTTGTGTTGCCGGTGCCGGCGCCAAGGCGCTCAGTGCTTACCGTCTGATCGTAGAAAGCTTCAAACATGGTTAGAAGGTATAGCGTTTATTGCGTTCAAGAATGTCCTGGACCTTCAGCAAATCTTCCTTTTGCTCATCGGTTTTGTACGTCACGGAATAACGGCCCATCGTCATGCTTCGCACGTTTGATCCGCTATTCCAAGCGAAATTGATAATGCCGGCAACAAGAACCGTTGCAGCAAACTTGATTTCGCCTTTCATGGTTGATGCACCGTATTTCGCATTAACAACGATGTTCTGCGAACCTTCCGGGAACGTGAGATATGGAAGCTTGATCTTTGTTTTCGGCAATGTGTTCGCCGGGTACACAAAAAATTGATCCGCATCAATCGCGGTGCCATCCGGATCGAGTTTCACCGAAACAACTTCCGTTGCCGGGCCAATGTATAACGTCTGCGATCCGTCGCCATCGTAAAGGCGATCTGTTGCCTCATCCGTTTCCTCATCAAACACCTGGAAATCCCGGTTTGTTTCCCCGTCAATGATCTCTTCAGCCGCCGCGATCCATTCATTAACCTGGGTATCAAAAGATGCATCAATGGTGATGAGCATGTACGCCTCAACAGCGTCTTTGTCCGTGTACCCCTTTGGTGTGATAGGCATAAATTATTTTCATTATAGCATTAGCGTGGAATTGCCGTGTACGGCGCTGTTACCCTGGTGTACGGACCGGTTGCCGACGAATATGGCAGCGTGGTCATCTTGTGGTACGGATAGCTACTAGTTTGCACGTCATACGTCATTGCCTTCGTGATCGCGGCGTGTGTTGTGATCACCGAATATGCCAATGCCTTTGTGATAGCTGCACCAGCAACCACCGTGTACACCATCGGCTTGGTGATCGCCGTTGGTCCAGCAATCGCGTACTGAGCAGCAAGGGTTACAGCGTTCTGGATCGTCACCAGGTACGAAAGCGGAAGATCAAGCGCAACGCCAACGGTAACGCAATACTGAAGGTCTTTTGTGTACGATCCCGGCAATCCAACCGCGTATTGCAGCGATTTGGTAACGCTTTGCTCAATAACAACCGCGTATGTCAGCGGCTCGGTTACTGAAGCCGGAACAACCACGGCGTATTGTGCCTGTTTCGTGTACGAACCTGGCACCCAAACGGAATACTGAAGCTGTTTCGTCAATGAAGCTTCGGTTTTGACCGCATACGAAAGCGATTCCGTCACCGACGCTTCGGTAATAACGGCGTACTGGGCTTGCTTTGTGTATGAGCTAGGAATGCCGACTGTATATTGCATCCCAAGCGTTACCGAAGCCGAAGTGATCACCGTGTACGCAAGCTGCTGAGTGATCGCCACTGAAGGAACAACAGCATACTGAAGCGATTTCGTCAGTGCCGTAGCATAATCAATTGTGTACTGAAGCGATTTTGTGACACTCGCCGGCGCCGTAACGGTATACTGCAACGATTTGGTTGGCGCGACCGGTGAAACAACACAATATTGTAATTGATCAGTGATTGAAATGGCCGTGGAAGCGGCAATCTCGTATTGAAGTTGAAGAGTTGGCGCTGTTGGTGTTGTGACAACACAATATTGGCTGCTCTTTGTTACAGAAGCAGAAGCTTTTACGGTGTATTGTGATGATTCTGTGATGGAATGCGGTCCGTCAATGACGTACTGCATCGGCTTTGTTGTACTGAATACCGCCGCCGTAAAGATCCACCCAGTATTTCCACCGCCGGCATCCGTAGAATTTGGACCCGCGTACCATGTCGCGCCTCCGCCGGCATCGGAATTGGCAATTGAAAGGTAGTCTGTATTTACCGTTCCGCTGGCCTTTGACAGCGTGAAGTTTGTTGTTGTTGTTGAATTGATAGTAATGACGTTCCCTGCCGATCCCTCAACTGACCATGCAGAAACGGTTATTGTTGTTCCAGCGGTAAATATCAACGATTTTGCCGATCCAGTTGCTATGAAGTCATTGAACGTTCCACCGTGTATAAACGTTACCGTTCCAGAATATGAAGAATAGATCTCAATATCGTTGAGCGTGACGCCAAGCGTCCTGATCGTAATCGCTGACGATCCCCCTCCGGCCCCAACAAGAAGCTTTGACGTTTCTGGGTACACGGTAAGACCAGTCACAGATAGAAAGTTAACCTGTGTTCCGCCGGTAGAAATTAACGACCACGTACCGGATCCCATGTAAATCTCTGTTGTTGCTGTCAATCCAGCGGCTCTTGACAATGAACCTATTGAAAGGTTCTTATCATTGGCATCAAATGTTCCGTATACAACTGTAATGCCTGTACCAGCACCGGTTGTTAAGTCATCGCTCAACGTATATGTTCCTCCACCTGAAAATGAAAGCGCACAACCTACGGCCTTCCCTGAAGTTAAAATGGTGTGGCTTCCACGTCCCATCATCTGATGAGAAACGGCACCGCCAGTGATCGTGAAGGTTGATGAATCCCATGCAAAAGAACCAAAGAATGTCTTTGCGAGTGATCCGATGTTGAAAGTAGGGCTATTTGTTACTCCTGTGATTGTGAAGTCCGTACAGGCGCGCGGCATGTCGGCGGTTACCGTTTGTGATCCAGCGGTAAAAGATCCAGAATCGAAAATAACACTATCTTGCGGAAGTGGTACGCGGCTTGTCCAACGTGCTGCAGTTGACCAGTTTCCTGTACCTCCGTTCCATGTCTGCGCTGCTGCAGTAGTGAACGTAATTCCGCTATTTCCACCACAATCACCGGAAAGATATGTGATGGCGGCAAGATTCCACGAAGCGGCACCGGCCCCGGTAATATCCATGAAGTCAACACCGCTGAGCGATAGGGCGGCTGCTGTAATTGTTCTTGGTGTTCCAGTTACGGAAGAATAAACAAGAATGCGGTTAATTGCTGAGTTTCCTGCAAGTGTGAGCGTACCGTTAACCGTTATGTCAGCAGAAAGTGATATCTGCGTAGTTTTATTAGCCGGCGCTGTTAGTGTCAGGTCATTAAAGGTGTTTGCACCGTTCATGGTCATGGTCACCGGTGTGCCAGTCGGCGAAAGAATAACGTTGTAGTATGTTTTTCCACCTCCGTTGAATATTATCGTCCTATTTGTTGATTGAATTGTTGATGTACCAGCATTAAGAGTGATGCTAGATCCGGTCAGCGTCCAGGTAACACAATTTATTGTTGATGAGCCAAGAGTAATTACACATGCATTTGATGTAGCGGATGCAAACGTTCCACAGGTAACAGTATTGTTATTCGTCAGGAATGTTCCGATGTTAACCAGTATTTGTGCGGTTCCATTGTTTAAAGCGTCAGAAAGCGAAAGTGTGGTGCTGGCCGCCGCGACGGTTATGGTGCTGGCCAATGCTTTTCCGTTCGTTGTAAGTGTTTGCGTTACGCCACCGGCAATGTTTATCGGTCCGGTATATGTGCGCGTCATCCCTGCAGCAAGAGTTGTATTTCCCCTAATGCTAAGTGTTCCCGTTCCTGCAAATGTTCCGGTGAATCCGGTGAAGTCCAAGTTTTTACATGTTGCCGTTCCTGCTGCCACTGTCACGGTAACAGCACCACTGGCGGCATCAAAAAACACGTCATCCGATGCGCCTGGAACGGCAGAACCACCAGCGCCACCGCTGGTTGTTGCCCATTTTGTGCCCGCTGTTGCGTCCCAGCTGGCGGTTCCGCCGACCCAATAGCGATCTGCCATTTTATGCGGCGTTAGCTTGCACTGCTACCGATAAATCAACACCCTCGCCCATTGGCGAGATCATAAGCCGACCGTTTGGCAAAATATAATGGTAAGCGCACGCATTGCCGGATTTCCAACCGAAAACGTAAACCCTCACCTTAGATTCGCTAGGCGTCATCACATCAAACATGAAATTGCGATAGAAATGGAAGATTTGTACGTCCTTTTCGGTTATCAGCATGTCATATCGCTGCGACTGGTCAGCGACTTTGTACATGACGAACATGGAAACTTCAGCCTGGTTGATCTCTTTAAACTGGTGGAACGTTCCATCATCTTCAAACTGGCGCAATTCGGTGCCGTCTTTGTAGACAACACCCCATCCCCAAACCTCTTCATCAACCGTTTCTGGTACCCCGTCGCGCACGAAAGTGTATGTATTCATAGAGTTTAATAAAGAAATCCATGCGGTTTATATCGCCGCATGGATTCTTGCGGCATAGTATTGCCTCTGACTGCCATTGTATTGGCTTAAATTTTAGCGAAGTGGGCGGGGACGTGGGCGGCCAAGTGGTTTGGCCATTGCTGCAACCGGTTCTGTCTGTTTTCGTTCCTCACCGCGTTCAATAGCCGCTTTACTGATCTCAGCGAATCGCTCGCCAAGGTTTTGCGGATCTCGCGGCGTGAATCCCGTAACAGCGCACTGATGATCAAGGTATTCATCCTCCGTTCCGAATCCTTCGTTGCAATTGCCACAAACATTTCTGGAAGCCATAGGGTTATACGTTAGGCAGTTTCATCATACTGGTAATTCATCGTTGTGGTTGCGCCGGCAACGGCGGATCCAGTGGTTTGAATCTGATGAACCAAGTAATCGGATGATCCGGTTGCGGTAAGCGAACCAGAAAGGCTGCCACCGATGCCAAGGTTAGCACTGCCAGGAACGCTGCTAGGCATCGTCTGAGTGGCTACGGAAGACGCTGAGGCTGTTGGCGTCGCATACGTAGGTGCGCCACCGTATGACGATGTACGCGCGTTTGTGACGTGCGAAGCGTTGGCACCAAGCGAACCGGTGCGCCAAATCTTCAGGTTATCAATCTTTGAGCTACCGCCCATAGCAGTAACGTGAAGTTTCTGCCACTTTTCGTAACTGTTTGATCCCGGGGTAATCGGGTACGCAACCGGGTCCATGTTCACAGCATCCGTATTCCCCATGTCGGAATCAGTAATGTTGTGCGTCAGGGTTTCGCCGGCGCCATTTGCCTCATCAATTTCTACGGTTGCTGCACACATAAAAGGGTTGATTATTATTCAGAAGGTCATCTTTGCGCCGTATGCATCAGGCGCAAAAGAACCTTCCGTTGAATTATTCAGTAACGTCAACGATCGTGTAGTACGTCTTCACAAGAAGCGTGCTATCTCCGGTTACTGGTTCTCCGGTACCCGTAGCACCGATTGCAAGCGCGGTGTTGCTTGCAAGCTCAGCAGAATCAACTGCTGGACGCAATAACATCGTGTAGCTGTCTCCTGATTCAATCAAAGCTTGTGCCTCGGCGTCGGAATCGGTAACAGCTCCACCAATAGTGATGCTGTGATCCGTGTTCGCCCAGGTATATGCAACACTATTGAACTTCAAAGTGAGAACGTGGAACAACGGAACGATCACCTTGCCCGCGCCTGGCGCCGGAATTAATGTAACGTCGGTCGCAACCAAGGCTTTCACTTGGGCCGATGTAAGCTCATTCTCAATGAACAACATCTTCTGCTCTTTTGGATCTGGCATGTGTATTTTTAATTGGTGAGTAAGGCTTTATCCCAGCCCCACGAATTGATCATGGGGCTGGGTTTAAAGTTTAGGCAGCAGGACCAGACACCAAACGGTTCATCGCGCTTGCAAGGGTGACTTTCATACCCACGCGCTGCACTGCACGCAAGGCAATCATGTCCTGTTCTGCAAGGTTGATAACGGTTTCGCCGTCAACGTCGGTGATCGTAGCCTGATCAAGCAACTTCAACTTGATATCAGACTTTTCTCCGTATGCAACACCACGCTTCAAGTCTCCGTAAAGCATGATAGGTGCATCGGCAACGTCCGCATCAGTAAGGCTTGGCATTGCTTCCACCAACACCACTGGGCGACCGTTCAACGTACCGAAGTCGCCACCTCCAAGCGGATTGAACAGGTAATCACCGGTTCCGTCAGCATTTTGGCGAAGTGTGCGAACCTTGGTAAGAACAGTGCGGTGCATGTAGTACTTTCCGTTAACAGAAAGTGGGGTGTTGTCTTCAAGTCCAATGATATCTTCTGGGCGAATGTCACCAGCGTACTTAGTTGCAGCAAGAACATCGGAAGGAATTGACGTATCGTTGAGCAATCCGGTCCACACGGTGCCATCACCGTTAAAGAACTGAAGGTCAACTTCCATGTCAACCGCCTCGCGGATCAACTGAGCAACAAGGCCAGTCAAATCAACTGCGGAATCCTCAACAACTTCTTCCGTCATTGGCACGATAACAGCAAGCTTTTTGAGCAAGAGTGTTACAACGCTGAATGATGGGGTGCTTGAAGGCTTCTGCTCACCTTCATCAACCCAGTACACGGAAAGGGTAGAGCCAAGAGCGGTAACGCGCTTGCTGTTGCCTTGTGTCAAAAGGTTGTATCCGAATTCCTGACGTGCAATACCGTAACCAACTGAAGGGAGGCGCAAAACCTCAGTAGCAAGAACCTCTGGGATGGTGAAACCGGCTGACGAATCATCGTCATCGGCGGTTGTCATCGCCTTGTTCGTGCGCTGGCCAAGCTCCTTCAACGTCTTCACGTCGCTTGACATGAGGGCGCGGAAGAACTTGCGGGTGGTTTCGTCGTTATCCTTGTTCTTGTTGGCATCGGCTTCGCCGTCCTTCATGAACTTGGCGCGTGCGGATTCCATCTTTTCGGTGAACGAATCCACCAAAGTCTTTGCCATTGCTTCTGCCTTTTCACTTACCATGTTTCGGGCTGCCTTGTTGATCAGACTTTTCAGGGTCTTTGCATCAATGCCGTCCTTTCCCTCATCCTCACCATCTTCCTCATCCTCATCCTCTTCTGCTTCTGGTTCGAGATCAGCGAATTTTGCTCGCAAATCGTCGTTGAGAATGTCCCAATTCTTTGCAATCACTGCCTTTTCGTCGTCGTTCAACTCTTCGGCC